CTGGTAGGCTTGCTGGGCAACGCCTTGACGCTGCTGGAGACGCTTCTGACCCATACCGTATGTGTTCAAGATTTCCATATCAGTACCCTGACGGCTGAAGTTCAGACCACGGGACTGAGCAGCGGCACGTGCAGCTTGCTGGGCCTGGTTAGTTTCCTGAGCGTTCAACGACGATCCCATCTGCAAGTCAGACAGAGCCTGTTGACCGAAGGTATCATAGATGCCACGGGTGGTAGGGTCTAGGGAGCCAAGAGCAGCCTCAGTAGCGCCAGCACCTAAGCCACCCATCATCTTAATCTGGTCACCAGCATAACGCTGCTGCATAGCCTGTGCCGGGGCGTACAATTCACCGTACAGACCAAGCATCCCCTGTGCCTCACCCTTGAGGCTTGCCATCTGCTGGGCGGTAAGCATCGGCTGAAGGCGGGTTTCAGCCTGAGACTGAAGCGTCAGCAAATACTCCTGAGCCTTAATAGCATTACTGCCTTCAGTCAAATATTGAAGATAATCAGCCTCAGGATTAGGTGCTGGATTTCTTGCTTTGCGGCCCATTAGATTGTGTGGATTAGGTTAATATATTTGTTAGATAACTCGCTGACTTTATCAAATTGGATGCCCCATTTACGCTGGTTCTCCCAGTTCGGGAAGCGGGTCTTAAAGCGCCAGACTAGGCCGACACGCCCTGCTGTATCTAAGGCGCACCAGTCCATAACGCAAAGTTCCTTCTCGGCTTCCTGCTCTACCGGGATCTTCTTAAAGGCGGTAAGGGCTGACTCGTCTCCCGTGTAAGGGGTTTCGATGGGGTAAGCCACCCCGATGCCGGAGATACGGCTTTCGTCATACGCTACGAACAGGTAGTCGTGCAGGAACGCCCAGCGCAGGTAGTTCTTGGTGTCCGTAATGCCGAACGCCTCCCTGCGACCCTTGTAGCGGTTCGCATCAATAAATGAGGCTAGTTCGGACAGGAGCATTAAAGCGGTTTGTACTTGAAGATGCGGATCTTCGTGGGATTAAGTGGGTGTGTTGTGTTTGACTCTCCAATACTCTGGGTTTGCCCAAATCCAACACCAACGATAATGCCACTTTGTACATTCTGGTAAAACATAATCTTTATGCGTTCGCTGGTAAGGGCCGTTCCCGTTGGAACAATCCAACTAGTATGGAAATGCAAATCAACATTCCCAGATGAAACCCCAGCCTGACCAATAACTATGCTGTAAGGATTTGTCGTTCCGTTATCAACAAACTTGAGTACAATCCCAATTGTGGTTGTCGCACTGGGGGAGTGATACTGCATATTACCGTCAACCTCAAAATACCAAAACTCGTTTGCTGGCTTATCAAAAATAGACCCTGTATATGCTAGTACATAGTTGTTAACTGACGCATTAGTGGCTTGATAATTAGGGATAACTTCCTCGGTGACGGCATACATCACAAGGAAAGCACCTCCACTAACACTGATGCCACCCGCAAAGTTAGCCAACCCGGTGACATTCATAGTTCCATCAACCCTAGAGTTGCCCTGAACAATAGAATTACCTACAACTCGCAGATCGTTTTGAACTGTTGCTTGCTCTGAGACATACAGATTGCCATACGCCTTTGTCGTGGAGTCAGCCGTATAACTAAGAGTGCCACTGGCTGCAACCGGGGTTGTCTGCTTGATTGTAAATGTGAAACTATCAGTGCCAGTTGTAGTGATAACTTGTTTTCCGCTGTATGCAGTATTGGATGCCGTAACATTCAAGTGCATCCCGGTCTTAAGGCCGTGAGCGACAGAGGTTACGCTGGTAGTAATCCCATCAGAAGAATTGAAAGCCTTACCAGTGACAGTCACCCCGTTGTTAGGATTGATGTCGATGTCCTTGTTCGTCTTACCGTTGACCTGATCTACGGTGAGGGTGTCGATTGCCGAAGTTGGTGCGCTAGTAGCAATCCCGCTATTAAGTAGGTCGCTAACCGTTGCCTCACGCAAGGCCGTGGCAGATAGGTCGTACAAAAGGAGGGAGTCACCAGAGGCAACGGTGTTAGCCGTGATGTTAGACTGGTCTGTGATAAGACCTGGCAGAGCGATAGCCCCGTTGGTCTGATTATTCAGACGAGCTGCGGTTACTTGCTGCCCGTCGGCATAGGTTTCTGGAGATTGGAATTGAGCCATTTATTTGCGAGTTTGAGTCATATGTCCGGGTACAATGGCCTCTACGGTCACAGACCTGACGGACGGGCGAAGGTTAAGAGAATTGAACTTAACCTGAGAGTAGTAGCCGGACTTGCGAACTGGGAGGCGAAGTGTTGCATCTTCATCAGCTGCCGATCCGTAGGAGTTGATTACCGTGTTGAAGTCGGGGTTCACCGTGATGAAGGTGGTCTGGAGGTTAGCCCCAGCCGTAAAGGCGGCATCTACCTGAAGGCTGGAAAACCGTTTCTCACGACTAGTCTGGAAGGTGTAGGCCCGTGTAATCAGTTCCCCTGCGATTGTGATAGGCGGGAAGGTGAGTCCAGTGAGGGTGGCAGGGATGTAGAACGGCAGGACTGGGGTTCCAAGCACTCCCCCTGAAGACGCATTGAACTCATCGTACTCTAGTTCCTCCAGTAAGAATATGCCCTCGTTCTGGTCGACCATAAACAGCCGGCGGCGGTTCCCACGCTTGGCTACGACGAACTTCTCGATGTCCTGAGCTGCGTTATAGGTGTCAACGGACTCCCAGGCTTTGTTCAGGAAGTTGTACACTAAGACCGTGTTATTCACCGTACTGCCATCCAACGGGACGGCTAGGTAGTATCGGTTCTCCCAATACGCTGAGACAGCCTTTCCGACAGCAGCGAAATTAATCCTAGCGATGACATCAGAAATGGTAGCGGACAGAGGCTCTGCGATGGTCAGGAGTCGCATCCCTTCAGGGGTGTTGGACGATCCGTTACCAGCGCCAGCCGGGTTCAGCATATACACCCCGTTGTCCGACAGGAACAGGATGCCACCGCCAGCCTGGACGATAGACCCCTTAGCGATACACCCGATGTCAGAGGCTAGGGACTTGATGTACGAGTCGGCTTCAGTAGTGGCATCCCCAGAAGCATTAGCCCCTACACCGGCAGCAGCGTAGAAGATGCTGTTCCGCATAAAGATGACGAACTCGTTCAGAGTCCAAGGCGTAACGGCTACGAGCGTATCAGAGCTGCCGTCATTGATGGTGAACACATCTAGCGCCGACCAGAAGTCATCTTGGAGGTAGTGGCTGACGCTGATGGTATTACGATCCGTCTGGACGATGTGACGGTTACCGTAGTAGATGGCGTGACGGCTGTTCGGGTAGTTATGGTGTACTCCGGGGCCGGGTACAGCGATAGTAGAAGCACCGTCCCAACGAAGGACGCTCTTGCTGAAACCACGCAGGATGTACACATACCCGATACCCGTGGCCTGATAGAGTTCGATCTCATCGGCAGCGGAGATGGTCTGCCCAGCAGGGAAGTTCACCTTGGCTGAGAGGGTGTCTGTGTCTGGTGTGAAGGTGAAAAGCCCGTTGCTAACGACTAGGATAATCAGTTCTACCCCGGCAGCAGTCGTGTACGAGCAGGAGCCATAGACAGCCTGGCCTACGAGAGCGCCAGTGGTGAGTCGTTCAGTACCCTTACGGACGGTGGCAACGCCCCGATCCATCCTGATGTTCTGGGACTTGGAGACGAAGTTCTTACCTAAGTTGACCGGGTTGTCCCTAGAGTTCAAGCCGATGAACCCTTCGTCACCATCGACTGCGTACTCTCTGGATGGCATTACTTACCTGTGACGGAGTGCCAGATGGCGAGGAGTTTTTCGGAGTACCGAGCGCCGACATAGACTCCACCAAGGAGGGCTACGGTGATCAGGATGAGTGTGAGCATATTATTTGGCTTCCGGGATGACTTCCTCGACTTTGACCAAAGCACCGAGGTCAACGGGGGTCTGGGCTGTGTCGAAGGTCACGGTGATTTCGGACTGGTCAAAGTACGCCTGTTCGCCATTGAACGCAGGGAAGACAGCCTTGAGGAGAGCGTTGCTGTCCCCGATGAGGAGCATAGAGGTGATTTTATATTTAACCATTGGTGGTAAAGAGTTTGGGGTTGTGGTAAACAATAGTTGCCTGTGCGGAGGAAGTTGCTTCGCTTTGGATTTCTTGCTGCCACCATACAGGAAACCCAGAACTACCCCCTGTCGGTCCTCCGCTTGATGTTCCCAAGAGGACGCCGTCCACATACAGGGAAATCGTCCCAGCACCGTTAGATGTAACGCTGATTTCGTAAGTACGATTGGCTGGAGTCCAAGTGACGGGGGTAGTCGTAAGACCTGTGCCAGTATTGAAAGCGATGATGTTCATCGTCTGGGTAGAGAAATCCCACTCCCATCCATAACCCTTAACCGCCAGCGTGGCGGGAACAGGAAGGGCAGCACCAGTCCTCCCAAAGACTGCTCGCAATTTTACTCCCGTAATTGTTGAAGTCCATTGCGTCGAGTAAATCCTCACAG